GGAAACCAGTACCGAAGAACCAGAGAGAAATTTCTATCTCCCAGCAGACTCCTCTTTTGGATAATCCAAACAGTGCTGTTGTACCTTTGCCCATTTTTGCAAATCAAAACGATCCTGCTACTGCTAAGAATTATAGAGCAGAACAGATTTCAGTTAAAGGAGATACTGAGAAAGACTATACAGTCGGTATTGGCGATTTAGATGAGACTATCGTTTACTATTTTAACAACGTAATCAAACCGCAAGTATACCAAAACGGAACCACTCTCCCGGTACCTGTAATCTACGGAAATCCTGAAAGATGGCAATCAGTTCAGAAAGACGGTTATTATAGAGATAAAAATAGTAAAATTATGTGTCCGATTATTATGTTCAGAAGAGCATCAATGGAAAAAACATATTCTATCGGAAATAAATTAGATGCTAACAATCCTCAAAATTATGCAATTGCAGGTAAATCTTACCAGAAAGGCAATGCATACTCCAATTTTGATTTATTAAATAATAGAAAACCTGTAACTGCTTACCAGGCAGTAGTAATTCCGGATTACGTTACTTTAAACTACGAATGTATCATTTGGACTTACTACGTAGAACAGATGAATAAAATCGTTGAGGGAATTAACTACGCTTCTGATTCATATTGGGGAGATGCTAATAGATTTAAATTTAGAGCAAGAATCGATACTTTTACAGATAATAGTACAATTAACCAAGGAGAAGAACGTCTGATTAAGACGACATTCAATATTAAGATGTACGGGTATATTATTCCAAGTGTTATTAACAAGGATTTAGTAGCAACCAAGAAGTTTTTCTCCAAAGGAAAGGTGTCTTTTAACACCGAAGCAGTAAGTAATATCAACGATCTTTAATAGCTTTTTGAAGGTCTAATTACTATTTATATTAGAACTATCTAACAAACTAAAATAAAATGGCAGAAACTTTATTATCACCTGGTGTTTTAGCAAGAGAGAATGACCAGTCTTTCTTAACAGCCCAACCTATAGTTGTTGGCGCCGCCATTGTCGGCCCCGCAGCAAAAGGTCCTGTTAACATACCTACATTGGTTACATCTTTTAGCGACTATCAGAACAAATTCGGAGGTCAAGTAGCTTCTGGATCTAACTATTACACCTATTTCACATCAATTGCAGCTTATAACTACTTTCAACAAGGTGGTGAAACTCTGTTAATAACTAGAGTAGCTTCTGGATCTTACACCGCAGCATCATCTTCATTTGTATCTGCCTCAGGCTTTGCCGGTGGTAAAACACAATCAGTATTTGAGTTACAAACTCCATCTGAAGGTACTTTGATGAATAGTGCAGGTGCTACAGGCGCTAACGGTACTTTAGTAAACGGAACAGCTGACAACTTAAGATTTGAAATCACAAGCCCTTCAACTTCATCAGGAACTTTCTCGTTGTTGATTAGAAGAGGAGATGATACTGAAACAAGTAAAATTGTTTTGGAAACCTGGCCTAACTTATCATTAGATCCTACTGCTACTAACTACATTTCAAGAGTAATTGGAGACCAAGTACAGACAGTAGTTACTGATGCAGATGGAACAACATACTTACAGACATCAGGATCTTACGAAAATAGAAGTAGGTACGTAACTGTTAAGACAGTTAATTATCAAACCCCTAACTACTTCGACAATAACGGTCAACCTAAAGCAGCTTACACCTCTTCAATCCCTGTAGCAGTATCAGGAGCATTCGGTGGTGCCACAGGAACACCTTTTGTTGCAATGACAGCTAACTTCTACGAAAATATTGCATCTGGAAATACACAAGGTCTGGTAGGTGCTAACTACACAACAGCTCTTGCATTACTAGCTAACCAAGATGAGTACAGTTATAACACTATCGCCGCTCCTGGTCTTTACGCAGCAGACTTCTCTACTCAGACAAACAAAATGATCACCAACGCTGAAGAAAGAGGAGACAATATCGCTGTTATTGACTTAGTAAAATATGCACAGACGGTAACTGCAGTAACTAGTCAAGCTAGCAACTTAAATACATCTTATGGAGCATCATACTGGCCTTGGGTTCAGACTCCTGACCCTTACAGTGGTAATATCGTTTGGGTCCCTGCATCTACTTTGATTCCTGCAGTTTTCGCATTCAACGACAATGCTGCTGAAGCATGGTTTGCACCAGCTGGATTTAACAGAGGAGGTCTTGCAACCGCAGTAAGAGCAGAAAGAAGATTGACTCAAGCTGAAAGAGATACTCTATATCAAGCAAAAGTTAACCCAATCGCAACTTTCCCTAACCAAGGCTTAGTAGTATTTGGTCAGAAGACGTTGCAGACTAAAGCTTCTGCTTTAGATCGGGTAAACGTTAGAAGATTGTTGATTACTTTGAAAGATTACATCTCTCAAGTTGCCGATAACTTAGTGTTCGAACAGAACAGTATTGCAACTAGAAATGCTTTCTTATCACAAGTTAATCCTTACTTATCTTCTGTACAGCAGAGACAAGGTCTTTATGCATTTAAAGTAATTATGGATGATACTAACAACACAGCAGATGTGATTGATAGAAACCAGTTAGTAGGTCAGATTTACATCCAACCAACTAAGACTGCCGAATTCATCTACTTAGACTTTAATATCTTACCAACAGGAGCTACTTTCCCAGCTTAATTTAACTTAACAGATATTTATAAACAATAAAACATAAATAAAATGGCAGTATTAGATCCAAACGAAATATTTTTCACAGCCTTTGAACCCAAAGTACAGAATAGATTTATCATGTATGTTGATGGTATTCCTTCTTACTTTATCAAAGGTATCGACGGCCTTACTTATACATCAGAAGAAATTACTCTAAACCACATTAACGTAATGCGGAAAGTAAAAGGAAGATCTAAATGGGATGATGTTACTATGACCCTTTACGATCCTATTACCCCTTCAGGTGCTCAGGCAGTTATGGAGTGGGTACGTCTTCACCATGAATCAGTAACTGGCCGTGATGGTTATTCTGACTTCTACAAAAAAGACTTGACTATTGATATCTTAGGCCCAGTAGGTGATATCGTTTCTGAATGGATTCTAAAAGGAGCCTTTATTACAGAAGCTAAATTCTCAGATTTAAGTTGGGATGAAGATGCAGCTGCACAGGAGATTACAGTAACACTTGCAATGGACTACGCAGTATTGAACTTCTAAGTAACAATAACCTTAAAGAAAGAGCCCTCCTATTTATTAGAGAGGGCTTTTTTATTATATGAAACTCATAGATATCTTAAACGAACTAGTTATGCCGCCGGCTTTAAAGTCGAAACAATACGAATTAGAGAAAGACGGGTATACTAAAATCGGAGGTGGAGATAATGGCATTGTAATGGAAAAAGGATCCGACGTAAAGAAGCTTACTACGGATGTTGATGAGCTAGAACACGCTGAGAAACTGTTAAACCATTCTTTCTCATGCATTATCCCTATCTATAAAGTAGAAAGACTTGCAGGAGGTAAATCAGGCATTATTGATATGACAAATGCCGAGCAGTTAGCACCTCAAGAAGCAGAAGAAATTGCAGCTAATGGAACTAGAGCAGAAGACTTTTTAGTATACGACGAAGAATTATATCCTAAGTTATCAGATAAGTTAAAGCAATTCTTAGTTAACCTAAAAGAAGCATTTGAACAGGCCGGTATTAACCCGGATGAAATTGATTGGTCACCAACAAACGTTATGAATTATAAAGGAAATTACGTTTTAGTTGACGTATAAACCTAATTCATATATATTTATAATAGAACAGTTATAACAAATAAGTATATGTCAGAATTTAAAATGCCAACAGAGACTATTGATTTACCATCAAAAGGTCTACTTTACCCAGAAGAAAATCCCTTATCTGCCGGAACAGTCGAAATTAAATACATGACTGCAAAAGAGGAAGATATTCTAACCAATCAATCCTATATTAGAAAAGGAATTGTAGTAGATAAATTATTACAATCTTTAATTATTACAAAGATTAACTACGATGATTTAGTAGTTGGGGATAAAAATGCAATTTTAGTTGCAGCTCGTGTTTTAGGGTACGGCAAAGATTATGAATTCTCATACAACGGAACTAAACAAGTAGTTGATTTATCTACAGTAGAAACAAAACCTTTTAATGAATCTTTAGTAACTAAAGGTGTAAACGAATTTGCTTTTAAGCTACCTCATTCAAGTAATGAAGTTACTTTTAAAATCTTAACCGGTGCAGATGAAAGAAAGATCGAGAAAGAGTTAGAAGGTTTAAAAAAGATTTCAAAAGATGCAAGTCCGGAACTAACCACCCGGTTAAAGCATATGATTACATCTGTTAACGGTAGTAGAGAGTCTAAAGATATTAGAGAGTTTGTAGATAATTACTTACTAGCAAGGGATTCTAGAGCATTAAGAGATTTCATTAAAGAGGTACAGCCTGATATCGAGATGACTTTCGTTCCTGAAGGAGGGGAGCAACCAGTGGGTATTCCAATCGGTGCCACCTTTCTTTACCCTGACCTCGACTGAGGCAGCCCAATATAGATTAGGAGTCTTTAAGCAAATCCATGAAATTGTTTTTCATGGGAAAGGCGGGTACGATTGGCATACAATATACAATATGCCTTTGTGGTTGAGGAAATATACTTTCTCACAGATCAGAGATTATTATGAAGCAGAAGCTGCTGCAAACGCTAAAGCAGCTAAAGGATCAGGAGGGAAAGGAAGATCTAAAACAAGTACTAATATTGATTTTACTAAACCTAGTAAAGCAGCTCTGCCAGGACAACCGCCTATGCAGAAGTTATCTTAGCAAATATTTATAAAAAATGGCAACCCCTACTAGTCCCGGAACTCCTTCACAAGCTGATATGGATCTACAGTTTAGTTTTGTAGAATCATTAAAAGAAGTGCTAGGTATAAAATCCAGGACTACTGAAGCAGAAAAAGCTTCGTTAAGCATAAGCAAACAGATCATAACTGCTGTCCAGAATCAAAATAAAGAACTTTCGGATCAAAAGACTCTCTCAAAGCAGATTGAAAAAAACAAAAACTTACAAAATAAAGCTGCAAAATTAGCAAGTCTATATAGCAAGAATTTAGGGACGACTGAAAATGATAATTACAATAAAGCTAAATCTTCACTCAAAACTCTAGAAGAGCAAAATTTAGTTCGAGAAAAGTACCTAGAGCACGCAGCAAAAACAGGGAGACTAGATCAAGCCCATTTAGACGCAATTGACTCGACGATTGAAGGAGCAGAAACTGCCTTAGCAGGAGCTGAAGCACTCTTAGGTAAAAACGCTAAGATAGCTCTATACACTGAAATGAACGCTAAGCAGTTAGAAAAAGAAACTGCTGAAAGAGAAAAACAATTACAGATACTTATCCAGATTGAAAAGAGTATGGGCTTTCTCGGAAAAGCAACTAAAGCCCTAGGAGAGTTACCGGTAGTTGGTCAAGCGTTTACTGACTCATTCAGTGCTGCTGAGGCAAGAATGAAAGCTATTGCTGAAGAAACAGGAGAAGTTCCTAACGGGCTTGAAGCCGCTAAAATACAACTTCAAGAGTTAGAAGGGATTGCTAAAAAAGCATTCTTTGCAGCAGTAGTAAAAGAAGCTTTTGAATTAGATAAGAACCTAAATAATATACAGAGATCTACTGGTCAAACAGAAGCTCAAGTAAACGGGTTAAATTATGCTCTTCAAGGAGCATCTGCTGCATCCGGTAATTTTTATATGACTAGCAGTGATATGCTAGAAACGTTTAGTGAAATTACTAAACAGATCGGTATGTCTGCCGAAGTCTTAGGAGCTCAAGCAGTAGTAGAGGCTACAGCCTTAAAAGATCAAATGGGTCTATCTGCTCAAGCAGCAGGTCAGTTTGCAGCTCAATCAAGAATAAGCGGTAAGGATGTTAAAGTTGCCGGAGAAGAAGTCTTCGGAACAGTTAACGAATTTAATAAACTAAATAAAACTGCAATCAATGCTTCTGAAGTTTTAGAAGAAGTAGGAAATACTGCTAAAGATATTGGAGCTCAATTTGGATTTAACACTCAGAAATTAGCAGGTGCAGTAACAGAAGCCAAGAAACTAGGCTTAGAATTATCAGATCTAAACACCATCGCAGATAAGATGGTAGACTTTCAAAGCTCAATTGAGTCAGAACTAGAAGCTGAATTGCTAACTGGACAACAATTAAATTTGGAGAAAGCTAGACAGTTAGCTTTGACAAACGATCTAGCCGGTTTAGGAAAAGAATTAGAAAGTCAAGGAATCACAGCTGAAAAATATTCTAAGATGAATAGAATACAGCAAGAAGCCACTGCTAGTGCTTTAGGGATGTCTACTGACCAGATGGGTAAGATGCTATACCAGCAGGAATTAAATAACCTTACTGCAGATCAATTCAAAGCTAAGTATGGAGAACAAAATTACGAAGCAGCTAAGCAAGTTGATATTCAAGATAAACTACAAAAAGCATTAACAAAAATTGCTGACACTGTAGCACCTATAGTAACCTTCTTTGCTAATCTAGTATCTAATGCTTTCGTTTTATACAGTGTATTTGGAGTATACTTATTCTCTAAATTAAAAACGATTGCCGGTTATTTCACTAGTATTAAAGATAACCTTAAAGAATCTTTTACCTTCGCAAAACAATTAGTAAGTTCTATTACAGGATTTGGAAAAAAAGAAGAAGCCCCATCCCCCGGTGAGGAAGCTGTTGATACCGTAAAAGATAAAGTAAAAGAGAAATTAGGATTAGGAGATAAGACTGAAGAAGCAGAAGCTGCTGCTCCGGAACCCTCACTCGGTGAAAAATTAGGTGAAACAGGAGAAGGAGCAAGCAAAGGCTTGAAAGCACTAGCAGAAGGATTAAAATCTTTTGCAGACGGAAAAGTATTCTTAGGTGCTTTAAACCTTATACCAACCGCCGCCGGCCTTCTAGCAATGGTCGCCGGCATCCCTGCTATGCTAGCTTTAGCAGCAGTAGGTATTCCTGCCGGTACAGGGTTAGCAGCGTTAGGGACTGGACTAAAAGCGTTTGGAGAAGCTATGAAAGCATTGGGACCGATGGGTCTCGCATATGCAGCTGCTGGATTAGGTCTACTAGTCGGATCATTAATGGGTATAGGTTTTGCACTTAACCTTGCCGCACCGGCTATCGAAGCATTTGGTAATATTATAATAGGTGTATTAGGAGCAGTGCCGGGAATAATTACCGCTATTGCCAATGGGTTTGTGACAATGTTCTCTGCAATAACCAGTAATATTGGCTCAGTACTACTTTTAGGCCCCGCACTTCTAGGAATAGCCGCCGGTCTTGCAGCGATGTCTTTTGCAGGTATCGGAGCATTACCAGTAATCGGAGCACTAACAGCATTAGGAGTAGCAGGAATGGGTCTTGCAGCACTTTCAGGAGCACTAGGCGGAGAAGAAGCTAAAAAGCCCGAACCTACCACAGAAGCACCTGGGGAGATGACTGAAGTTGTCGCTCTTTTAAAAGAATTAATCGCAGCAGTTAAAACTGAAGGTAAGGTTGTATTGGATGGCCAAGCAGTAGGGAAAGCTCTTGCATTAAGTTCTTATAAAACTTAATATTTATAACAAAACAACATTATGAGCCTTTTAACTAAACTCGCAACATCAGTATTCGGACTAAAAGGAAAGACTCCGAGTAAATTTTCTGATAATCCAGTAAAATTACATGAACTAGGAGGACCAGACCTAAAAACTTCACAGTTAGATCTGAACGGTAGAACTCCAAAGAAATATTTAGACAATCCACCTAAGTAATTATGGCGTTAGTCGATCTCAAAACCGATCTTAAGTCACTTAAGTACGGAAAGGATCGGGTAGGAGGAGGTTATAGCGGACAGCCGTTTGTACAGAAACCACTACCTAAGAGCCTCTCCCAGACGGGGAATACCGGGGGTTTTGATTTCCTGTTACGCGGTGGAACATTAGTAGCCGAAAGTACACTAGACGATGTATCTAGGCTAACACAATTACTTGTAGGATTAAAATCAATTCAAGGCCCTTTATTTACAGTAAAGCAGCTTGAATTATCAAGAACTGGAGTAAGAACTCAAGTATCTCAAGGAGCTCTTAACGGAGGAGGTTACAATCCTCTTAAAACTATTGAACAAGCAATTGAAAATAGTATTGGAGGACATCTTCCAAAACAACAAATAGGTGATAGAACTTACTTTAATGTTGTAAAAAACCTACCTGTAGAAAAAAACAGGTTAATAGAACTTAAAGGGTCTTTAATTGATATGAAATCAACTCAAGTTGATGTTTTATCATACCCTGGAGGCCCAGGAGCTTTTAGAGGTAAAGGAACTACACATATAAGATTAGGTGATCAAAGAACCGGTGATAATAACGCCCAGTATGACAGGTATGTAACTTTAGTAAAAGATCCTAAATTACGAATTGATTATTTAAAATATAATAGCGGACAAGAAAGACCTGTTGAATTAGACTACATCTATTATATCTCCAAGGATTTAAAAGGTATTACTGGCGGTTCAATAGAAGCAATCACTAAGTTTGCAAGGAATGAATCAACAGGGGAATATTCATTAATAAACTCTTTAGCAAAAACATCCAACAGTACCTTAATAATCTCAGGATCAGCACTAGTACAGACTGGTACTAGGAACTTAGGGATTAATTCAAATTTAAGCACTACATATAGTCAACAAGTTCTAGAAGATAAAACTAAGAAAGCAAAATTTTATTACACACCTGCCTCAGAGACATATAAAAAGAATATAAAAAACCCAGCACAAAAATTACTATTCCAAACTGGGACCATACAGACAGACGGAACTAACCTCTCTACCGGTACCTCTACCACACCTAAAACACTCTTTAATAAAACTACCCTAGAGACCGCAGTACCTGAACAAAACACAGCTGTAACTGTACCTGAAGATTTTAGAAAAAAAACAAGTCTTCGACCACAAGCAGGGGACTACACTAAGTATAATCGACCAGTAACGTTTACAAGCGGTGATCCAGGATGGAAAAATATAGCTAGAAATATAGATCCAAGTAAAGCTACTGACGGAAAAGGGGTTGGAGTTGATAAGATTAATTTTACCAAGCTAGGAACACAAACACTTCAAGATGACTTAACACCTTTCTACTTTAGAATTTATAATGCTGATCCAAATAATAGTAGTACTTTTATTCAATTTAGAGCATTTTTAAATAGTATAAGTGATAGCTTTAAACCGGAGTGGAATAAACAGCAGTTTATGGGTCGAGGAGAGAATTTCTATACATATGGCGGATTTGACAGAACTTTTAACTTTAGTTTTGATGTTCACGCTCAATCAAGACCGGAATTATTACGTATGTACGAGAAATTAAATTACCTAGCATCAGCGATGGCACCAACCTACTCAGGAGGAGGCTTTATGAGAGGAACCTTTATAGAATTAACTATCGGAGATTACATTGTTAATACTCCTGGTATTCTAGAAGGAATAGATTTTAATATAAATGATGATTCACCCTGGGAAACAGGAAGAGATCAAACAGGAAGAGATTTAAATCAAGGAAATAAGTTGCCGCATTTAATAAATGTCAATAACTTAACATTTAAACCTATACACAATTTTGTACCGCAGTTAGGATCACAGTTTATATCTTTAGGACCAGAAGGACAAGGATACGGTGATAACGGCGGAGCAAAAAAGAATCCAAGAAGAGCAAGAGTTCAAGCAGGAGCATTAATCATCCCTCCTGATTCTCCCGATGCGAATTTCCCAAATTAATATAAATGAACAGATATTCAGACATAACAATACTAAAAGATCAAAACGGGCCAAGGTATTACGCCACAGTAAAATACCCCCAAGTTCCTTTGTCTGAGCAGGATATCTACGTAATAACTACACAAGGTGATAGATTAGATCTATTAGCTAGTCAATACTACGGAGACCCTACCTTATACTGGGTAATAAGTATTGCTAACGAAATACTAACTCAAGGTTCCTTAAACATTCCAGAAGGAACTCAAATAAGAATTCCACAAGACCTTACCGCAGTATTAACCGAATATAGATTTTTAAATCAGTTATAAAATGGCTTTATTTGCAGACTCTATAGAACCAGCCGTTCTAGCTCAAATTAAAGCTAGAGAAAAACTAATGGCAAAAGGATTTGAAGGAAGCGCTCTAGGTCCTAGGAATCCATCTATTATACAAGCACAAAATTCAACTTCTTGGCTACGATTAGCATCATCTGTAAATGTTAATGGAGATCCGAGTTTTGCTAAAAACACCATACTCAGCGGTGGTACTCAAGGAGAGGGTGGAGCATTAAGAGCAGGGTTACAAGGATCTTATGACCTAGATTCTGAGATGGGCTATAGACCGATGGCAGGTATTCAAGGTGCTATTTTTGAATACTATAATAACGGTGCTCTAGCAAAAGCAGATATAGAATTGGTATGTTACACCCCAGAGCAATTCAACCGAATAGAAGCCTTATTCTTAAGACCGGGGTACTCAATTTTATTAGAATGGGGACATACAAGCTACACGGCAGACGGAACAAACATAGTTTTTTATGATAGCCCAACCTCCCCTGCATTAAGTCAGTTCTTAGCCGGCGGTGTTGATTCTGAAAAAATATCACAGTTGATAGCTCAAGAGCGAATAGCTACGAACTACAACTACGAAGCTTTCCATGGGATAGTTGTAAATTTCAGCTGGACCTTCAATAAAGATAATACCTACAGTATAACAGTAAAAACAATCACCCAAGGATCTATTGTTGAATCATTAAAAATTAACAACGCTACCCCTTTAAAGGTCCAGGTAGATAAGCAAGCTGCCACTGATAAAGCTGCTGCTGAAAAGCAAGCAAATGAAACAGAAGCTGCTGGTGGTGAAAATTTACTGAGTCAAGGATTAGCCGCTGCCGGAGAGGAGGTAGGTACAATTGCATCTGCTGCAATTACAGGTATTGGAAGTTTTTTAGAAGGAGCAGGGAACTTAATCGGAGATATCTGGTTTTTAGATGCTAAAGATGATAATACATGGCTATCTAAACTTAAGACTAAAGGAGATACTTCCCAGATACATAGAATACTTTATGATATCGCTGTTAATTTTCAAAGCCCATCTTGGACAGAAAAGACAGGAACAGGTAAAATAGAATCCTTAACCCAACAAGCAACCGCAGGGACTGGGACAGTTTCAAGCAAAGACATTATTAGAATTAACTTTGATGTTGATTCAGACGATGATCAAGATTTAGGAAACTTTCAGTACTATATTACTCTAGGAGGGTTTTTAGATATTTTTAAAAATAATTTTCTAGTAAAAACCGCAGCAGGAAAACCCTATATTGATATTGAAACCGGTGCAGGTACTACTGCAATGGTTACTTTCCCTGGACAATTCTCAGCAGACCCCTTAATTTGTTTAATACCAATTGAAGGTTTTCCAGATGAGAGTTTAAATTTCTCAAAACACTATCAGCTACTAGATGAACTTCCCGCTCACAAAGCTGGGCTCTACCATCCTGCCGAATTTGGAACTAAAAATAAGAATGTACTTCTAGACTTAATGCAAGTTTATGTAAACTTTAACTACATTATGGAAGTAGTTGAGAATACAGTTGATGATGAAGGAAATGCACCCTTAATTGAATTTATTAAAAACTTACTATCCGGTATAAATAAAGCTCTAGGAGGTATAAATAAATTTGATACTCGAATCATAGAATATGCAGCAGAAGGTAAAAAGGTACTCTCTATTTACGATGAAGGTGCTCATATTAGAACCGCTGATATACCCCCCACCTTGTTAAAACCTTACGGAGTTAATAAGACCGGTGGAACTACATTCTTAAATCTCTCCTTTCAGTCAGAGTTAAGTAATGAGTTTGCCTCTATGATCTCTATAGGAGCTCAAGCAGATGGAAACCAGGTTGGGGAAAATGCAACAGCATTTTCAGAATTTAATGAAGGGCTACTGGACAGAATAACTCCTCAAAAAATCACCGGTGCAAATACAACAAAAGAGAATACTGAATCTCCAGAAGATAAATTTAAAGATACATTAACTAATATTGATACCGCATTACAGAAAATCTATAAAAATTTTCAAATACAGAAAGACAATATAGAAACTTTAACTTCAGCTAATTCAACTTATGCTTCTTTCTTGTTAGGGTATATCACAAAGACACTACAAGCAACACCCGCACCTTTCTTTATACCTTTTAATTTAAGTTTCACACTTAAAGGTATTGCAGGTATACGAATTTTTGATAAATTATACTTGGAAGATGGAATATTACCTATCTCCTACAGAGGTAAGGTTGCGTTTCTAGCTAAGAATGTCAAGCATGAAATAGCTGCCAACTACTGGACAACTACAGTAGAGACATTAACTATACCCGTAGCCTCTAAAACAACACCTATAAGCGTTACTCTAGGTCCTGCTATCAAAGGCGAACCCCTAATTCAACCATGGCCTGAAGTGAATGATGATCTAGTAGATGCAACCGCCGGAAGTAACGCTAAATCACAGCCCGGCGGTCCTCCAGGAAAAGGCGGTCGAACATTAATTCAGAAAAACACATTAGGTGAAATCTACTATGCCGGACCTACAGAAAAATCTATTATTCTCTTACACCACACTGCCGGTACCGGAACTGCTAAAAACACAATTGCTTTCTGGAATACAGGAACAAACAAAGTATCAACTCACTTTGTTCTAGAGCAGAGCGGAAATTATGATCAACTTTACGATTATAAAGCATGGGGAAACCATGTAGGTATTACTGCTGAACCGTTTAGAAGATTAGGAGTACCGTTCCAAAATTTCAATAAAACTGCTATCGGTATTGAAATTATTAATATTGGACCGTTAGTTGAAAGAAGCGGTAAATTGATAAACACTTACGACGACACAGCTATTAAAAAAGGTACAAAAACTTTAGCACAAGCTAGAAAATATACTCTAGGAGTAGACGCATCTAAGTCAGTGGATGCTAACGGTAAAGAAGCTCCGTATAAAGGGTATAGTTACTGGGAAAAATTCCCTGAATCACAGCTTATAGGACTAGAGAAAATACTAAGAGATATTATTGCTAAAAATCCTAAGTGTAAAATTACATATAACTTTAACGAATACTTCCCACCTCAAGGAACAGAATCAGCAAATGCAATTAAAGGCGTTCCTGGAACCTATACGCATAACTCCTTCAAGCAGGGAAAAGTTGATATTGGACCAGTACCGGAAATTATAGCATTATTAAAACGTCTATCTACCACTGCCCCAGCAGCCACTTCTCCCATCGACATTCTCTTAGAGAATTTGCAAGGCAACGGAGCTTTTTATATCGGATTAGCGAATACAGCTAAACAATTTAACAAAGTAGAGAATGGTAAAGAGGTATCGCCATACCAGGAAGAGATTAATGCTGCAATTTCTGCGATTAATACACTTAAGAACGAACTCACCACAATTAAAAACAACCCAGCAAGAAAAGAAGCTTTAGAAAAACAACTCCAAGCTTCCGACGACGATAAAGGAAAAGGTTGGAATAAACAATACCTAGCTTACCTGGCCTGGAGATTTGGATCTAGAGACTTATTCTGGGGATCAGAAAGTAATAAATTATACCAATCACCTAACAGTGTTGGAGATAGTGACCTAGAAAATGCATGGGAGGCTGAGTTAGATAAGTTTCTGAAGACAGTTAGAAAAGGGTTCCTCATAACACAAAAACAATTAACCTCAGATCTATAATGCCATATATTCCATTAAGTAGAATCCAGATGAACCTTTACACCGGTGGAGGGGAGTATGCTATAGCACGAACAGGTAGAGAATATATTGGATACTACTACAAGTTATATACCGGAAAAGTATTTACCGGAAACACCCCAAATGATGCTTTCACCGAAGAGCTTACCCCAATTTTTGCAAGTAACGAAAATACAACCGATCCAGTTGATAATAACACAGTGTACATCGCTTTATTTACCGGAGATCCCGATCCACCACTAGTCGGAGATCCAGAATTATTCCCTTGGAATAATAAAAATATTGTTCAGTATTTAAGATTAAAAGGACAAAATCCTAATACCGTTCAAGCAAAAAATATGATTCAGAGTTATATACCGCAACCAACTCCGGATGATTATAAGCTTGGACAGTTCTATAGGTACTTTGTAAAGAAGAAAAATGAAAATGTTTACAAAGAAATAAGCCAAGATACCTACAATAAGGTTTTAAAATCAGATAAAACTCTATACAGTAAGTATTATAAACCTTTCCGTTTATTATGGCAGATCTCCGGAAGTGAAACTGATACCGGTCAAGCAAACAGGAAAATGACTCTATATGCTGAGAAGACTTTAAAAATCATAGGGCTTCAACAATTCCTCAAAGAAGACTACACAAAGTTCTATAAGAAGTAGGCTTTCTAAAGATAAATTACTATCTTTATTGAAAGGTTATGTTTTGGCTAGTAGAAACACAGGAGCAGTTTGATAAGTTACAATTCGAATTAGGAAGCGAGATATTCGTTCTACCTATCCGAAAGCATCCAGAGATGCACCCGGGCATTTATGCTCCGTTATCTCTTTATCTAAGAGACGTTACCCAACCTAAAGGATTCTTAATTAACTTCTTTCATCCGGAAGCATTACAGTTTGATCCTCTACAGGTTAAGGAATACCTTAAAACGTTTAAGAAAATCTATACTCCGGATAAAAAGACGTTAAACTATACGTATTTTGGAACAAATACTTTTGATTTGAACTTATCAGAGTATAAAGAAGTAAGAAAGCAGACCTACGCTTATAACTTCTTCTCTCAGAAGTATTATGAGGCAGAGGATCTAAACTCAATCATTCCAATAGTAAAGCATTTTGAGCAGTGTGAAATAATCTTTGAAGAATATACTTCAGCAATTAAGAAGTATACTCCGAATGATTATCATGATGATCTTTGTAACGTTTTCTGGTTTATAGAAAGAAACGGTTTAAGGGTTAATAGTGCCTTTGAAAGATACTTTGAGTTAAAGAGACCCTTTCTATCCCGCTATAACTCTTATACATTCACTCAATACAACCTCAATACAACAACCGGCCGACCTTCTAATACGTTTAATAGCTTAAACTTTGCGGCCCTACCTAAAGAAAACGGTTCTAGGTCGGTTTTTATTCCAAGAAACGACTTTTTATTGGAGATCGACTTGACTGCTTACCATCCTACGCTGATTGGACAGATGGTTGGATACGAATCACCGACCGGGGATATCTACGAAGATTTTGCATTGAAGTATGGAATGGACCGAACAGAAGCAAAAGGATTGGTGTTTAAGCAGTTATACGGGCATATCTTCGATCAATACAAAGACTTTGAATTCTTTCAGTTAACTCAGAAGCTTATTGAGGAAATCTGGAATACATTCTCTAAGACGGGCAAGTATACGGTTCAGGAGACCGGGAAGGTATTTAAAAAAGATGACTTAACTAACATGAATCCTCAAAAGTTGTTTAATTATATTATTCAACATTGGGAAACTTATAATAACGTTGCAATCCTTAAAGAAATCCTTTATATTATTAATAACAGTGAGACAAAATTAGTATTGTATACATATGATGCTTTCTTGTTGGATATTAGTAAACAAGATAAAGATAAGATAAGAGCAATATTAACAGTATTTAACGACAAGAAACTAAAGATAAAAACAAGTTATGGACCAAACTACGACACTTTACAGCCCCTTTGATATTTATGATAGAGAAACTATCAATACCGGAGACGTGAATAATAAGTTATTTTGTACATTCGTACCACTAAATGAAGTGGATTCCTTTGTAAAAGGCATCACCAGCGAATATACTATTTTATATAATAAAATTTTTATATTACATATTAAAAGCAATGATGAGTACGTTTGTACTTATAATGTAGATCAACCCAACATCAATAACATTCCAGAGAATACAATCCTGGTGCATAGAAAAAAGGAAACAAATACCTTGTATACTATCAATGCTTTGAATGAATTGATCAAAAGCCTCAATGAAGGAATCGTTGATACGAACTTCAGAATCAACTGGCAGCATTACAAGAATACAATTCTACTGACTCAGCAAGGAGATCTAAAACTCCTTAGAACAAAGATCTACGACATAGTAGAACTTTAAGTTGCCTCTCTGAGGTAATCTTCGTATATTAGTATAAATAAAAGTTATGAAATTTAGAGCAGAAAACAACGAATGGCATCACGGCTTTCAAATGGACTTCGCTAACGGATGTACTATTAGTGTTCAATTTAGCAAAGGCAATTATTGTGATGAAGGTAAAACAACCGCCGAAGTAGCGGCCTGGAACGGTAATGGTGATTGGATGGTCTGGTATGGTGATAACTGGGTTGTATTAACTGATGGATATACAGACATTATGACTCACCAAACAACAGATGATGTTGCAATGATGATTAGTGAATTAGTTAAATTGAAATAATATGGTTATATTTTTATTAATAATAGTAATACTTTACCTAGGTGCTATAAACGATAAGTTAAAGAAGTAATGAGTCCACACCAAAAAGCAGCATTAGAACTTATACACGATTACTATTTTATGTTACCGAACAACGGTTCATTGAATAGTGGTATTAATAGCTGTGAATCACGTTACAGGGAAGGTATTGAATGTGCTTTAGTATGCGTTAAAAAAATTATATTGACTTTAGAATTTATGTCAGTAGAGAGTGATGCTGCTTTTATTATGGACCGAATAAATTTTTATGATGAGGTACAAGCTGAATTATATAAAATAAAACAGGATAATGGCGGTGTATCATTTGATGAATTAATAGAGGTATTTAAAAAATGAGCAACAACAAACAATATATCATCGTTGATATTACCAGCAAAGAATTTTTTAAGGATGTTAATGGTAAAGTTAAGATATTTGATGATTACGATGATGCATTATTGCATTGTGGTATTTACGAATTTGAAAACGCTTGGGTATGTGAGTTACTTCATAATCATATAGAAGACAATGAGCAATATATTATAGACTACAATGCGATGGAGGAAGAAAGTGAAATGGAAAACTACAACGAAATGAAAGATGAGCAACAATAAACAAAGTTGCAATTCAGAAATAAATTACATATATTAATAACAAACAATTATGGATATCAATTCAATCAAAGCAAAGCTAAGCGCTTTGCAAACTCAGCAAAGCCGTCCTTCCG